CGGCTCCGACTCAGAGGACCGCGAGACCGCCATCCTCCGAATGTTCGGTCTCGCCGAGTAATCCCCTGCCTGACAGGGGCAACATCTAGAACAACTCTGCCGGTCAGGCAGGAAGGAGACGCGCATGGCGGACAATGCTGCCAAGGTCGCAACCATTGCAAAGCTTACCGCTGGCGGTAACGCCGAGGGCTTCCCGAAGGAGGTACTCGCCCCCATCTGGAAGAGGGCCTTCGCGGGCTCTATCGTCCAGAAGGTCGCCGGCACTGTCCCGGTGTCTCTCGCCGGCAACGCCGTCAGCATGCCGGTCGGCCAGCCGGTCGCCGGTATCGTCCAGGAGAGCGCCGACAAGCCTGTCGTTGACGTCTCTGTCGGCCTGAAGACCTTCAGCCCCGTCAAGACTGCCGCGATCGTGTCAATCTCGAAGGAGGCGCTCATGGCTAACCCCCTGAACGCCTTCGACGACCTGGAGTCGCAGCTGGCTGAGGCTATCGCCCGCTCCATCGACACGGCCGTCATCCATGGCAAGGACGCCCTCACGGGCGCTCCCCTGACGGGCAAGGAGTCCCTGTCCTCCACCACGAACATTGTGGAGCTCGACCCAGCCAAGTTCGACACTACCGGCTACCTCGGCAAGCAGCTCGCCGCCGCTTACGACAAGGTCGTGAACACTGACGGCGAGACTGACTACGACTTCAACGAGTTCCTCCTGTCACCGAAGTTCCGGTCCATCATCATGGGCGCCTCGGACGGTTTCGGCCGCCCCCTCTACCAGGCTTCACCGAACCTCGCCGACCAGTTCACCAGCGTCCTCGGCATCCCCGCCGTCTACTCTAAGGCCGTGAACGGCCGCGGCAAGGTGTCTGAGCCGAACCTCCTCGGCTTCGGGGGCGACCTGAAGGAGAATCTGCGTCTCGGCTTCGTTGAGGGTCTGACCTGGGCTACCGCTGACCAGTATGCGGCTGGTATGGACCTGTTCGGTACGAACCGGATCGCCATCCGCGTTGAGGCCATCTTCGGTTGGGTTCTTCGCGACCCGAAGGCGTTCGTGAAGATCACCAAGAAGGCCGGCTGACCATAGCCCTTTGGGGGAGGGGTCGTCATAGCTCCTCCCCCAAAGGCCCATACAGAAGGAAGGAGGCGGCGTGGCCGTAGCTGAGAGGCTAGACGTTGAGCGCACACTCATGCGGGAGCTTGAAGACGACGAGGCCCGCTGGGTGGATGCGCTTCTTGAGCGCGCCGAGGCCCTAATCCTTCTGCGTATGCCGGATGCGGTTAACCGGTGCCGCACGGACCATGCATTCCACGTTGCCCTCATCTTTGTTGAGTGCGAGGCTGTTTCCAGAGTCTTAAGGGCTCCGGGTGGTGGCCTGTACAAGTATGAGACTGAGGGCACATACACCTACAGCATTAACTCCGCTGTCGCTTCTGGCCTCCTGGAGATCACTCCGAAGGACTGGCAGGCTCTTGAGGGCGGTGTCGGCGGCTGGGGTGGAGCGGCGCCCGTCATGGATGGGTACGCCAGGAACCGGCACGGCGGGGAGTGGTCTCCGGATGTGTCGAAGAACTTCCTGATGTCTTTCCGGCCCGCCTCGGTGCCGGATAAGCCGGCCGCCCCCGAGCTCGGTCTTCAGCGCTGGGAGGGGTGGCGCCCATCATGGTAGGTCACCGGCCTCGCCGTGGGCGCTTCCTTGAGGACGGCCCGCATGCCGTTGAGGTGACTGTCGCCGTCATCAAGGAGGGGCGTACAGGGCGCCGTTACGAGCGTGGTGAGACGTTCTATGTTGACAAGGTTCTCGTTCAGCCGTCGGCGGGCAATGCCTTGAAGGCGACCGAGAACCGGGATATCCGCGGGGACTTGACGGATGAGACCACCCTCAAGGTGATGGGCACCGGCCGGAAGTGGCCTGGCGGCCCCCACTCGTGGGTGAAGGTTCTCCGGGGCCCAGCTTCTTTGGAGGGGAAGACGTTCCAGCAGGCTGGTGAGCCGCTCACCTATGACGCTTCCCCGATGACCCGCCACTGGGCGGTCAGGTGTGACACGTTAGGGGCGGCGGCGAAATGATTCACGTGGAGGACGACAAGAAGACTCATGAGGAGATCGCCGCAGTGGTCTCCCGCAAGCCAGAGTTCGCCGCCGCCGCCGCGAAGGTGTTCGCTGAGGTTGAGGCCCTTGCTGCCATGCACATCAGGACCGGCGAGTATGTTGCGTCGTTCTCCCTCAAACAAGGCGACGTGGATTGGCACATCGCCCCGTCCACTGACCATGACGCGGCCCTGGAGTTCGGGCACTACGTATACCAGGACCGGCAGGGCCGCCGCTGCGGGAGAGACGATGCTCGGTACCGTACTTGGGTACCCGGCATTAACGTGCTGCGCAGTGTTGTCCGAGACAATGGGGGGTTCTGATTGGCTTACGTGAACCCGTTGCCGTTCATTTACCGGTACCTCAAGGATGCTGCCGCAGCCGGTGCCGCCCAGCGGCCCGTCCTGGAGAAGATCGTGTGGCGCACCCACGGTGACGTGGATGACCCGATGAACGAGCTCGTGTGCCGCGTCCAGATGACGATCGCCCGCACTCACCCGTCTGGGCCGACGTTCGCGGCCACGCAGATCAGGGCCCGCCTATACATGACCGGCCCGGATGGGGATGAGGTGTCTGATGCGAGCGACGCGCTCGTGCAGGCGGTTGAGAAAGCTTGGAGGGACGGCATGGTGACCTCCGAAGGCTGGGCCACTTACCTTGAGTGGACCCAGCTGCCCACGCCCGAAACGGACATGGGCACAACATCCGACTACATCAACATGGTTTCGTCCCTTCAGGTGACGGCCAGGAAGGGAGCCTGATGGCTAACCTCGGAAACAGCAAGATTCAGATCGCGGGAAGGGGGCACGTGTACTATGGTGTCAATGACACTGAGGCCCCCAACCTTGACGGCTACGTCTTCGGTGACGGCACTACCCTGGAGGCTTCCGGCTGGACCTGGCTCGGAGACACCTCCAGCGAGAACCTGATCGAGTTCGACTCAGATGGCGGGGACACCTCCACCAAGCGCACCTGGGACCGTCAGGGCGTCCGCTCAACTCGCGAGGACGTCACCAACAAGGTCACCATCAACGCCGTCAACCTCGGCGAGGATGTCATGCGGGTGGCCTTCCCCGGCTCCACCTACGACCCGGCGAAGCGGGCCTGGGACATTGAGCTGGACGCCTCCAGTGAGCGTGCCATCCTCGTTGTCGTGGAGGACGGGCGCATCGTCTCCGGATACCTGTTCCGCCGCGTCTCTCTCGCAGGCAACATGCCGTCCCTGTCTCTCGACAAGTTCACTGAGGTGAAGATCGCGGGCACGCTCCTTTCCCCCAGCTCCGGGAAGAAGCGCGTCCAGATGCTGGAGCCCCGCACTGTCACCGGCATCGGTACCGCGAAGCCCACCATTTCTGCTCTCACTCCCGCCAGCGGGGCTGCGGGCGCGAAGGTCGTCGTCGCTGGCTCCAACTTCGATGGGGTCCGTGAGGTCAAGTTCGGGGACAAGGTGGCTGTCTTCGAGAAGGACTCTGCCACTCAGATCACCACCTATGTCCCCCGGGGTGTTTCCGCTGGGGCGCAGAACGTGGTCGTCACCAACAACGTTGGCTCCTCCGACGCGAAGTCCTTCACCGTCAACTGACGGCCGATATACTGAGGTGGCCGCCGCCTAGGGGTGTGTGGCGGCCACCTCTCAACACCCCTGACACCCCGCGGAAGGAACCGTCATGACTGAGAAGAAGTCCGAGAAGCTGCCTCCTCTGAAGGAAGTGGAGGGCCACGACTTACTGCTCCCCCCGCACGCCCTGCGCCCCTCCAAGCGCATGCGTCTCATGTCCGCCGTTGAGCCGGTCATTAACGGCAAGGCCACCGAGGATGACATGATCGCCGTCATGGCTGACATTATGGAGACTCTGGAGGACAGCGGTGTCGTGAAGGACATGGACGCCTGGAGCAGCTTCTTCGACGGGGCTGGCCTTGAGGATATCGTCAACCTTGTTCTGGCCTACGTGGGGGAAGCCAGCGGCGCCAAGAACTGACTGACTTCTTCGAGAGGCACCCGGATGCGGCCGCAGACTTCTGGGCTCTGTACCGGATCGACGTGTGGGGCCCGTACCGGGTGCCTCTCGTGAGTCAGCTTCTTGAGCGCCTACCGAATGAGCCATGGAGCATGTATAGGGCGAACGAGCTGGGCGGCCCCCAGTGGTTCGGGTACTCGCATGACTCTGAGAGGCTCCTTGAGGGCTTGGATCGTCTTGCGCTCCTTACGAAGGCGACAGCAGTCAACAAGGCCACGCTGAGGGACTCAGAGAAGATGCCTCGCCCGACAGTAGGTGAAGCCGGCGAGGTAGTATCGTCTCAGGACACTTCTGGTGTCGCCGCCATTTTCGCGGCTCTAGGCTAAAGGGGGATGGATGCCCAAGGGAACGATCGGCCGGCTCGGGGTCAAGGTCGTCCCCGACCTCGCCGGCTTCGCTGACAAGCTCAAGCGCGACCTGAAGAAGATTCAGAAGCAGGTCAAGGACCTTGACATCACCTTCAACGCGGAGGTGGAGCTCGACAAGGAGTCCCTGAAGCGAGCCCAGGAGCGGATCAATCGTGTCGACGGCAAGGCTAAGGTTGATGTTGACCTGAAGAATGGGCAGCTTGAGGCCCTGCGGAAGAAGATCCAGGCAATCAAGTCTGAGGTTCAGGTCAACACCAGCCTCTCTGAGGAGCAGAAGAAGAAGCTCCAGGAGAAGCTCGATAACATTCGTACCCGGGTGAACCTGTCGGTTAAGCCAGGGGAACTCGCGAAACTCAAGAAGGACGTAGAGTCTGCCGCTGGTAACGTCAAGGCTGGTCTGACGGTGAACGAGAGGGCGTTCCGCCAGTTCCAGGCCCGCCTTAACAAGCTCAAGGCTGACATTCCCGCCAAGGTTGACCTCAACGAGGCGTCCTCTAAGGAGCTGAAGGCGCGGATCGCGGCCATCAAGGCTGACATTGATGTGCACGCGAAGCTCTCCGAGGAGCAGAAGAAGAAGATCAAGCACGAGCTGAATAAGCTCGACGGTAAGGCCACCGTCAACGCCGACCTGGATGACGGGAAAGCTCGCTTCGACTTGAAGCGTCTCACCCACTCCCGGTGGGTCGACATTAACGTGCGCCTCGGTAAGGCGTCGGTGGCTCGCGTGGCGGCCCAGCTGAAGGCGCTCGCGGGCGGGAACGTCTTCGAGAACATTGGCCGTAACCTGAACGATTTCCTTCGCAACCTGGATACAGCGTCCGTGAAGATCGCGACCGTCGGTACTCTGATTGGTGGGGCGGTGTCGGTCATTGGTGCGGGCATGGGCGTGTTGTCGTCCTTGACGGTGGGGTTAGCTAAGTCCACGCCCGCGTTGATGGCCCTGCCGGGTATCTTTGGTGCTGCCGCGGCAGGGGCTGGGGTCCTGATTGTCGCGTTGAAGGACGCGAAGGATGTTCTCGGTGACCTTAGCCCGGCTTTTGAGGGGCTCCAGAAGCAGATTTCCTCCTCGTACTGGGCTGAAGCGGCTCAGCCGATCCGCGACTTCGCGAACATTGCTATCTCAGAGCTTACTCCGGCACTTCAGGGTGTTGCCTCCACATTGGGGTCGATGACGGCTGCTATCGCCACTGCCGCTACGGGGCATATTGCTGGCTTCCAGCAGTCGCTCTCCTACCTGACGGAGGCCCTGTCGATCGGCTCCACAGGGGCGGCATCGTTCACCAACGGCATCCTCACCATGGGTGAGGTTGGTGCGAAGTATCTGCCGAGCATTGCCCAGTGGGCGAACAATCTGGCTGCCTCGTTTGAGGCGTGGGCTACTAAGGCTGCCGAGTCGGGGAAGATGGACCAGGCGATCCAGTCTGCCGCGAAGGCGTTCGGCACGATGAAGGATATCGTCTTTGATCTTGGCGGGATCATCGGTGGCCTGTTCAAGGCGATGGCTAACGGGTCGGCTCCGATCGACTCAATCGCCACCGCCTTAGACAGGGCTAACGCTGCGGTCAATGGACCCCTGTTCCAGTCGACCTTGAGTAATCTGTTCTCCTCCATGGGGAAGGCCGCGGGGCTCGCGTTCCAGGGTGTCGGCAAGCTCGGTGACGCGTTCGTCTCTATGGAGCCCGCCTTGGCCTTGATCCTCCCGATGATCGGCCAGTCTCTCAAGGGGGCCCTTGAGGGGATCGCGGCGATGATGGAGAACCCGGCGTTCCAGCACGGCCTCCTAGACTTCTTTAACGGGGTCAGGCAGGCCGTGGAAGCCTTAGCTCCGGCCATGCCTGCCCTCGGCGAGGCTTTCGGTGCTATCGCCTCTGTCGCGGGCACCCTGCTGGCGGCTATTGCCCCTCTGGTTGCGCAGCTCGTTGAAGGGCTCGCCCCGATCCTCCAGCAGCTGGTGCCTATCGTCACCCCGATCATTGAGCAGCTGGCGGCGGCGCTCATGCCGGTCATGCAGGCGCTCTTGCCGGTCATCTCTGAGATGGTGACCCAGCTGGGGCCGGTGATTGTTGACTTGTTGACTCAGATTCTGCCGATCCTGGTGCCTATCATCCAGCAGATCGCGTCTGCCCTGATCCCGGCGATTCAACTGGTTGCCCAGGTGATGACAGACATGACCCCAATGTTTGTCGCCGCATGGCAGGTGATTGGTGACGCTGTGTCTGTGGCCATCAACCTCATTAAGGGGATTATTGAGGTTGCCTTGGGTATCATCCGCGGCGACTGGTCAACAGCCTGGGAGGGCATCAAGAACATCGGCGCGGCGGTGTGGGAGGCTATCAAGGTCGCCTTCAACTCCTTCGGTGGCGTGCTCGTCGCGTCCGCGCTCTCTATGGGACGACTGATGTGGGAAGCGATCAAGGCCGCCTGGGACTGGATGGTGTCCACGATCACTAACGGCATCAGTCGGGCTAAGAATATCTTCAGCGACGGCTGGTCGTGGATCACCAGCGTCACCTCATCCATGTGGAGTGGGATCGTGAGCACTGTCTCCAACTGGATCGGCAACATGATGAACTTCGTCACCAGTATCCCGTCGAAGATCAAGAACGTGTTCAACAATGCCCCATCGTGGCTGTGGAACGCAGG